CCGGCCAGGACCAGCGAGCGGGTGAGCTGGATCGAGATGATATTGGCCGGACCTGCTGGAGTGGGCAGCGGTCGCAGGATGGCAGTGGGATCTAGCGCGGTCGGTGCTGGCTGGAAGTTCAGCGTGGTTCCCGCGATCCAGACGTCGAAGCCTTCGTGGGCGGCGAGAGTCGTCAAAAGGTCCCACTCGGTGACCGCGCGGCAGAAGCTGTCGAGCGCGATGCGGTCGTGTTCGAGCTGCCAGTAGGTGCCCGCGGGCGTGGTCGTGTGAGAGACGTTCGCAGTGAGGCCATGGCGGGCGGCCAGGGCGGAGGCGATTTCGCTGGAGGTTTGGTTGGCGAAGGTTTCCTGGGTGCGCGCCTGGATCAGGCGGGCAGTGAGGTCTCGGCCTTCCAACGTGAGTTGGAGACGGCGGGGGTCGAGGTGGAGTTGGTCGACTTCGCCTTGAAGCAGGCTGGTCCAGGAAAAACCATCGAGGGAAAACTGGATGTCGAGCAGGGCCTCGGGAGTGGCGGACCACGTGTTGGCGTCGATGGCACTGACCTGGAGGGTGAGGCGGAAGCGATCGGCGGCGTAGTGGTTGTTGGAGGTGATTTCGGCAGAGAGCACGCCTGGCAGCAGGGTGTTGTTGGAGAGCACTCGCAGGCGCGGGGTGCGGAGACTATTGGGAGGCAATGCCGCCTCCGGCCGTTGGGTCGACATCGGGGATGATGAGGGTGACGACACCCTGCAGGATCGGATCGGAGAGGTCGTTGGCCTGGGCGATGCGGATCCATTGGGTGGCGTCGTTGAGGTAGGTGGCGGCGAGGTTGAAGAGTGTGCCGCCGGCGACGGTGATGGTTTGCATGGGCGGCTCCATCAGGTGTTGCGGGCGGCGCGTTGCAGGTAGCCGGCGGCGGTGGCCTGTTTGGCAGCGGCGGCGGCGAGGTTCGGGAGTTTGGCGAGGTCGGTGGTGTTGAGCAGGCTGTCGCCGAGGTTCGCAGGCGCCGGTGTTGGGGCGATGATGGCGGCCTGGGCGAGGTCTTGCGCGGCTTGGGTGGCCTGGTCGATTGGGATTTCCAGGAGGGCGGCGGTTTCGTCGCGCAGGACCTTGCAGGTGATGCGGTAGGGGATCCAGTTCGGGCGGCGCTGGTCAGCTTCGAAGCGGAAGATGATGGCGGAGTAGAAGAAGCTGCCCCAGGTGAGCGGCCAGAGCGCGCCGTCTCCACGCATCAGGTCGAGTGCGCGGGCGCGATCGGCGGCGAAGGGGCCGGAGAAGATGCCTGACCAGGTTATGTCGGCGTCGTCTCGGCCCATGGCGTCGATGACGCGTGCGCCGCCCGGCAGTTTGTGGACGGTCAGAGACTGGGCTCCGCCCCAGGTGATGGAGGCGGGGAGTTCGAAGTCCTGAAACAGGATGGGGCCGAGGAGGAGGGCAAGGAGGGCCATGGGTGGGCCTTACTGTTGGGTGCCGGGCCAGGCGATGCCGAGGCGGGGATCGAAGCCGGTGGTGCCGGCGGGGGGACGGCTGGCTTCACGGGACAAGTGGCTGGCGAGCCAGGTCCCGAGGCGGGCGCCGTCGAGGAAGACGTCGCCGCTGGTGGGACCGGAGGTGGCCGCGGCTGCTCGCGGCGCGGCAGATGAGATGGGTTTTGGCGTGGTCGGAGCTTGTGGGGCGGAGGCGGTGGGCGACGTCATTTGAGGCGACTTCGGCGGAACTGCGGCGTTGGTCTTGGCCGGGGCAGTCGGCTGGGCCGGCGTCATGGCGGGTTGGATGGGCGGTGGTGGGTTCTGGGCTGGCTGTGGGGCCGCCGGCAGCGGATGGAGCACACGCTGGGGCGACCGATTTGGCGGTGCTGGCAAAGGGATTGGTGGTCGCAGTGACAGCGGCGGCGATGCACTCGGCTGCTGAATGGCCTCCGGCCGCACGAACCCGTCTGCTGAACGTTGCGACGGCTGCGGTGCAGCGATCGGTGGCGTGTCGACCGGGACGGGCCGCACAACGGGCGGGACGCACGGCTCGAGCGGGGTCAAGGTGGCGCCTGGGGTGGGCGCTGCCGGCGCCACAGGCGGGGTTTGTGGCTGGGATTGCGGGTGGTTGGCCGGCGGCAGAATGAGCGGGCGGGAAGCTGCTAACGGTTGCTTTTGGGGATCGTCTTGCGATCTCGCGCGAGATGCTGATGGTTGGACAAGGATTGTGGTTGAGCCGGCCGCGTCAGGCTGTGGTGGAGCCATCCGCTGAGGTGCCGGCCGTGGGGTGGTCGCCGGCGTCGGTGAAGCCTGGTCTATCGGCGTGGGTTTGCCGGTGGGCGGCACCGCGGGCGCTGGGTGCAGTCCGGCAGCCGAGGTGGTCGAGGTCGCCAGGGTGGCGAGTTGTTGCAGGTTGGCGGTGGTGGCGGCAATCGCGCGGTCAAGCGTGGCCAGATCGGAGCGGATGCTGGCGACGCCTTCGCTAACGCCGTTGTCGAGGGCCAGGCGGATGCCGATGACGTAGCTCTCTTCCATCAGACGGCTCGGATAGCGCTGGACAGGGCTTCGGCGACTGAATGGCCGATGTGACGGGCGATGGTGGCGCCCTCGGTGGCGGCGAGTGGGCCGAAGCTTGGCCGCGGTGGCATCGTGGCGGTGCCGTGTTCCTGGTAGGCGGCGGTTTCGGAGGTGCTGCCGATCAGGGCTTCGGTGTCGTTGGATTGGTATTCGATGCTGTCCTGCAGGGCGCCGGTTTGGCGCCAAGGATGGTCGTGTGGTCCACCGGGCGGGGTGGCGAGGACCTGGCGCAGCTGGGCTGCGAGGGTGGTGGCGGCCTCGGCGAGAGCGGCGCTGGCGTCGAAGCGTTGGTCGAGGGCGCGGATGAGGTTTTGCAGAGGGGAAGATTGGGTCATGGCCGGTCTTTCCAGGAGAAGGTCTGAAAATCGAACTCGCCGCCGTCGAGGCGGCCGAGGGCGATGACCCAGGCGAGGCGGTCCTCGGCGGGGAGGGAGAAGGCAATGTCGAACGGCACCCCGTTGCGGCAGAGGTAGAGGCTGTCTACCAGATCGGGGTGCCGGCTTAGTTTCCCGCGTGGTGTGCCAGGTCGGTTGGGGTTTCGGGGGCAATGGCTTCGGCGATGGCGGCGATGCCGGGGTCGCCGAGGCGGGCGACGAGGGCTTCGATCTGGGCTTCGTTGGTGGGCGGCGGGACCGGGATGTCGTCGATGGCGGAGACGCTGGCGGCGAGAGTGGCCATGCCGAGCCAGAGGTGGTTTTGTGCGAGCGTGGGCCCAGCGGCTTTGAACAGGCGTAGTTTGTCGAGCGCAGTCAGCCGGCGGATGGCGATGCGGCGGCCCTCGCTGTCCTGCACGGTTTGGGTCTGCAGGACCGATGCGAGATGGCGAGTGGTTGGGGAGTCCATTGATCGGGCCCTGTGGCGTGTCGCGTGGAGCGGGATGCAGGCGGGGGCAGAGGTTTTCGGAGGATACGCGGTGATATTGGATGAGCGGACCTATCTGATCTGGCCGGCACATGTGCGGGAGTATCTGCGGATCTATGCCGAGGAGGGCATGGCGCTGCAGATGAGCCATCTTGGCGATCTCGTTGGCTGGTTCACGACGGATAGTGGCGGGCGGGTCAATGAAGTCGTGCACATGTGGCGGTTTGCCGATGCCGGCGATCGCGAACGGCGGCGGGCTGCGATGGAGGCGGATCCGGCCTGGTGGGCGTTTCGGGAGAAGACGTCGGGATTTGTGATCGAGATGCGGTCTCGAATCTTGCGGCCGACATCGTTCTCGCCGATGCGGTAAGCTAGACCCGGGTTCGAGTGGATGCGAAAAAATCGAGACGCTGCTTGACACTTTGGTCACCGCGCCACTGGCCGGCCTGGGTGAGTTTGAATACGACGGCGGCGTATTGGTAAGTGCTGGTGCTGCCGTCGACTTCGGAGATGTACTGGTAGAGCGTGCCAGTGGGGACACTGCTGCCGGCGATGAAGGCGGCTTCGACCTGGGCAATGAAATCATCGACAGCGGAGCTGCCGCGTTCGAGCTCGAACTGGCCTTCCCAGCCTTTGGGGAGTTCGGCGGCGAACTGCGTGCCGTCGATGCGGTCGATGCGGATGGCGGCGGTGAGTTGGCGGCTTTCGAAACCAGTAACGTGGGTGAGGTCGAGGCGGCCGAATGGGCCCATGACGACGAGTTGGCAGTCGCGGCCGACGTTGAAGGCGGTGCTGGTCATTGGATTGGTTCCTTATGCGCTCAGGGAGCCGGGGGTGCCGGGCAGCACCTGGCTCTGGACCTGGACGGTCTGGCCGCCTTCAATGTTAACGATGAACTTCTCGTTGATGGCCTGGTATTGCACCTGGGCGTCCGACTGGACGTAGCCGAGGCCGGTGCGGATGAGCGGGTTGTTGGTGGTGTCGCAGATAACACTGAACGGCAGAGAGCCGTCGGTGCTGCCGAGCAGGCCCTGGCTCAGCATGCCTTGCAGGAAGCTGAGCTGGGTGGAGCGAATGCGGCGGAACAAGGCGGCGTTTACGACCTGGCCGACGTATTGGCCCATGCCGGCCGACAGGGTTGCCGCGATGTAGTTGGTCATGCGGGTGTAGTTGTCGCCGTTGGTGGCAGCGTTGCTACTGGAATTGTGGCCGCCTCGGACGCCCCAGAAGGCGCCGCCGGGCTGCGGGTTGGCGATGACGTCGATGCCGGACTGCAGGAGCGCTCCGAGCTCGGCGGAGGAGTAGCAGGTGGACTGGGCGCTGCCGGGAGTGCCGGACTTCTGGCTGCCGATGACGCTGTAGAGCGGTTTGTTGAGACTGGACTGCTCGGGCGAAAGGTTGGCGAGGCGACCGATGACGAAGCCCTGCGGGCTGACGAGGCGCATGACGGCGTTGGTCTGGTCATTCCACCAGATCCAGTCGCCGAACATCAGTTTGCAGGCGTAGGTGTCGAGGCCGACGGCAGCCTTAACGGCGGTCGCGTTGGTGATGGTGTCGCCGGATGGAGTGACGAGGATCATGTAGACGCCTTCGGAGAGGCCGAAGGATGCCTGGGTTGTCCACTGCGTGCTGTCGTCGGCGTCGGCGAGGACGGCGAGCGAGCAGCCAAGACTGCGCAGGGCATACATGCCGGTGCGCGGCAATGTGTCCATGCCGATCAGGGTCACCGCGGTGATGGTGGCGGTGCCATCCGTGCCGCCGGAGAGCGTGCTGCCGGCTGTGTCGAGGGCTGGCGCCAGCGTGCCGAGGGTGGCGGTGACGAGTTGCGAAGGGCCGCGCATGGAGCCTTGGCCGTTGTTCACCGCGGCGACCATGCCCGCGTATATCTGAGCTGCAGTGCCAATAAAATTGTCAAACACTTCCGGCTGGAGGCCGGGCATTGAAAGGATGAGACGGTAGGAATTTGCCGCCGAACCGGTGGTGATCGTGCCGGTGACACGGTTGCCAAGAGTGCCGGTGTGCAAAGCCGTGAGTGCGAATGCAAAGTTGGGTGCTGTCACCCCGAAGGCCATTGAGGCCGCAGTGTCGGTGCCGTCGGTGACACGCACGCAGCGGAAATTTGCGGCACCCTGCTGGACAGCAACCGCCACGGCGGTGCCCATGTCGTATTTCCTTGGCATCAGCGGGCCGAAGGCGGTGGCGTAGTCGGCCATCGTTGAGCAAATCACCGGCTGACCGACCGGCCCCCAGCAGGAAGTGCCGACGATGCCGGCGACGTTTGTGGGGACACCGTTGATGACAAGGTTTTGCGGCGGCACGATCTGCACGTAGAGATCGGGAACCACGAGAGCAGTGGTGTTGATGTTGCCCTTTTGGACGATCGGCATGAATCAGGCCTCCTGGCTGTTGGGGGCGATGGGCGCCTGGATGCGGACGACTTTCTGAGCGTTGGGCGAGGCGAGGATGCCAGCGACTGTTGCGGGGTCGGCAACATGGTCGCCCTTGGCGTACGGACCGAAGGCCTGCACGACCACGAGATGAATGTTCATCGATATTCCTTCAACCGATGCGGGATCGGGTGGTGACGCCGTTGGGGGAGATCAGGCTGTTGCCGAAAATCATTGCGGGCAGCGGTGTGGTGATCGTCGTGGCATATTCGGCGGATAGCAGCAGGTCCCGACGGTAGAGGTTGGCGTTCTGGCTTTGATCGAAGACGCGGGTTCCGGTTTCGCACAGTCGTGCCGTCGTGCCGTCGGGCAAGGTGAGGAAGGTCTGCTGGCTAAGACCAGCGTCGATCAGGATGGCGGTCTGGTCGCGAATCGTGGGCGTGGGGCACCAGCAGGACAGGCGAATACCTTGTTGCTGGCGACGGGTTTCGGTTTGCGTCTGCTGGTCTGCGACGACGCGGCCGATGACGAGGCCGGCGTTTGGGATGGTGATGGACGTTCCGTTGAGCTGGACGATCCGCGATGCCCGCAGATAGGTGGCGAGGGTGGCCGCGACCTGTTCAGGGGTGTCTGACGCGACAGTGCGGTGGACGACGGCGGTGTTGTCGACCAGCAGGCCGGCGAGTTGCCCGAGTGCAGCCATGCCAGCGAAGGTTGCGGTGTTAGCGGTGACGCTGACCGTAAGGCTCGGCGTGATCGGTGCTGCGGCGGTTGGCGGATCAATGTAGCGGGTGGTGATGCGGTGTTGCGAGGGGTCTGGAAAGAGGCTGACGTTGATGACGCCAGCAGCGAGGTCAGCGTTGAGGGCTGTGGGATTCGGCCAGCCGCGGTAGATGCGAACGAGTGGGCCGAGCACGGACGGGGCGCTGATGCCTAGGGGGTAGACCAGGCCCGTCACCAGGGTGGCGATGGTGGTTTCGACGTCCGATTCATCGGCCATGCAAAGCGCGCCTTGTGGATTAGGTGGAGGTTTGGCGAGCGGTGAGACGGGTGCCGAGATCGGTGGTTTCGATCATGGCGACGACGCCGGTGCGGCCCTGGTCGTCGGTGAGGATGTCGTTCGTGCAGAGTTCAAGTTTGAGACTGGGCGGAAGCAGGACCTGCCAGGTGCCGGGATTGACCTCGGCCTCGATATTGGCGAGACCGGTTCCAGGGCCTGAGCTCGTCACGATGCTGGCGGGCCAGCCGCTCGCGAGGATGGCGTTGGTGGCGACGACGGCGCCGCCGTAGAGGTTGAGGCCGGCAGCTTGTGGCGACGGAGGACGCAGCAGGGAGATGATGCGCATCGTGCGGATACAGAGAACCGGGAGCATCGGTTGCTGGGCTGCGATATAAAACAGGGCGCCATCGTTGCGGCGGCGAAGGATATCGCCCGGGGTGGTGTAGGCGGCGTCAAAGATGCCCTCCCACATCGGATCCTGTTCCGGCACCGGGCGGTGAAGATGACCGCCGAGTGGTAGGAAGCCGGCGTTGAGGCGCAAGATTCGGTTGGCGGGACTGAGTGGGTCGTGCGCTCCGACCGGGCGCAACAGGTCGCAAGGCGCACCGATATGGAAGGCCGCGCGACCTGACCCGCGATAGATGCGGTCTTGTAGTTTGTGCGCGTCCATCAGACGACGAGCCTGATGCCGCCGTCGGTGAGACCGGGGCCTGGGGGAACGCCGAGAAAGCCACAGAGACGGCGGCGCCAATCGTCGAACAGCCTCGTTCGATCTGCGACTTCACGGGCATTTCGGACCCAGGCTGCGGCGCTGTCAGTGTCGAGCGTCGCGGAGGCGTCGGTGATGGCGCGTTCCAAACCGGAGAGCGTTCCGAGATAGGTACGCGAGACCTGTTCCTCGGAGCCCGACAGGCGTTGCAGGCGATATTCAAGCATGCCGTAGGCCTGGTAGAAGCGCCAGTTGCTGAAACCACCATTGCCGAGGCCGTAGGCGGGGTAGCCGGTGTGGCGACGCAGGTCGGTGAGTTCGCTGTCGGTGAATGCCATGATGCGGCCCCTGTTGCTGCGGTGCTAACCCCCTGCCCGCCCCTCTCCATCGTTGGGGAGGGGCTTTGCCGTGGCTAGCCCAGGTGCTCGATCAGAACGGCTCGCTTATAGTTCGAGTTGGTTGCCGTCGCGACGGTGGTTGGGTTGGTGGTGGTGTCGGACGGCGCGCAGAAGCCGCCGATCCAATACCAACTCTGGGCGATGATCTGCTGCAGGCGATCGATCGGTTCGCGGGTGACCATGGCGATGCCATCGATGACCGATATGAGGCTGTCCGATGGCGCGACATCGGCCTCGGCCATTCCGGCAAAGTCTCCTTCAATCAGCGCGCCCTGGCCGACCACGATGGGGCGGCGGATGAGGGCACCGTTCATGGTTGGATGCGCCTGCACATAGGCCTCGGTGGTGGGGATGAAGCGCAGCCCGAGGAAGTCGTTGACCATGCCGCGCTTGAACACCTGGTTCGCCGAGGTGGCGCCCGTGAAGAGCTGGCGGAAAGCAGAGTCGGAAAACAGCTGGCGGGCGCTCACGGGGTCAAGGTAACAGTTGTAAGCGCCTTCGATCTCGGGAACCGCATTGAGGCGGAGCTGGGCCACGGCGTTGAGCAAGGTGCTCATGTCGAGGATGTCGCCGGTGGTGATCGCCGTCGTGGTTGTTCGGCTGTTGGGCCGCATGATCGCGCTACCGGTCGCGGCGATGACCGCGTTGCCGATCGTTCCATCGGTGATCAAGACCGAGGTGCTGAAGGTCAACACGCCGGAGATGCCATTGGGAGCCCACGAGGTATTGCTGCTGTCGACGGTAACGCCGACGAGTGTGTAGGTGTTGGCACCGATGTTGACGGCGAGGCTCGCGGAGCCGCCGACAGGGGTCTGCACGCCATTGACGAAGGCGTACTGGAAGCCGCGGACGTCATCCACCGTCAGCGCCGGACTGGCTGCGGTGAGGGCGACGCGGACGCGGGTGTTGCCGCCGAAATACGGATTGAACAGGGCGTTGCGGGCGAGTTCGTCCAGCGATCGCGAGGCCTGCTCACCGTTGATGGCGGCATTGAGCAGGAACTGGCTGGCGATGCCGACGCGTGAGGTGACCATGTTGAGGTCGGTGGTGGCGGCGTAGTGATTGAGCGTGATGGTGTATTGCTCGACGCCGAAAGTAGCCGGCGTCAGGCCGTTGTCGAGGTTGGTGTTGGTGGCGGGCGCCAAGGGCGTAGTCATCGAAGGCTTGAGGCCGGCTCGGGTCTTGGTGAGGGTCTCGCCGATGCCAACTGCAAAGTCCTGACGGTCGGCGCACATGCGGTAGCCGAGGCGGCTGG